GAAAATAGTTTAGGTATGAGATTTACAACCGTTTATGGACCTAAAGCAAAACCTAATATGTTAATACCTAAAATTTTAAGAAATGACGTGCAATATATTAATACGAATCATAAAAGAGATTTTATACACGTTGATGATTTAATGAATGCTATTGACATATTAATGAAAAGTAAATTAAAAGGTGTGATTGATATAGGCACAGGTCATTCTCATCAACTAACAGATATTATAAATTATTTTAAAATAGATTGTGAAAAGAAAATAGGTAGTGAAAATGAAAGACTTGATAATAAGGCTGATATAACTACACTAAATAGTCTAGGGTGGAAACCTAAAATTAATTTGTACGATTATATAAAGGAAAATAGAAATGTTAACTGAAGTGAATTTAAAAGAACATCTAACTAAAGCATATTTTATTGATGGTGAAAGAAAAAATATTGAAGTATTATACACGTCTAAAGACTTTAAAGAAACTCATAGTGCTATCATAGAATACGATACAAAACATCCTGATTGCCAGGCATTGTTAGAAGTAATGAGTTTAGATGATTTACACGAGTCAACTTATCAACATAAAAAACAAGAAAGATTAGCATTTGAACAAGAAGCAATTGCTATTGCAAAAAGAGCGGGTTTAGTATTTGATTTTAATAAGATAGATACTAAATTTTTTCCTGCTTTAGTAAAAGCAATATTTGATGACGCAGATAATGAAGACCATTTATTCGCATTAAAATTGGCAATGTTTGATGTTGATAAAATAAAAGATTCTAAAAATCAAGACTTGAAAAAAGATTTAAGACAGGCAAAAAATAAATTAGATGTAGTGAAGTCTGCTATTAAAATTTACGAGGCAGAAAGTAATTAGAATACCAACCTGTCCAACCTTCTTCTAAAATGTGGTGCATTTGACCTAGAGTGCAAATATTATAATCTTTTGGTTTTTTATACATATAATCTTTAATTGAAGGACATATGTTAGGATATGTTTCATAATTTATAATTTCGTGATAATAAAATTCATCACTACCTTTATTGTATCTTTTTAAAAAATAATCTTCATTTGATTTAAATTTTTCCCATATGTAAGATACATCACCTGTCCAAGATACAATTGAAGAGTTTAAAGGAGTATGTGCTGGTTCTCTCCACCAACTATCGTCTAATAAAGTAAAATTTTTTTTGACCATATTTTTTAATTCACCAAATATGACAACATCTAAATCAAAATACAAATTTTGACCATCTTTATAGATATCGTACATTTGAAGTTTATTGTACCAGTTGCCATATAAATCTGAAGACACAACAACAAACTCATCATACTTTAAACCAGAATAATTATCTATCATATGTTTTAAGTTCTTAACGTGCCAGTTATTAAACTTATCACCAAATCTACAACATATTATTCTCATATCCAATTATCCTTAATAAAGTCTTCTTTATGGTCGTGTATTGTTTTACCTGGACCGGCAAAGTGTACTATCTTAATTTTTTCGTTTACATTACCCATTATAGCATAATCAACATTATACTTTTGACAATATCTCATTTGTAATTCTAAATTTTCTCTAGAATCATTTGTGTATTTAAATAACCATTCGCCAGGTACCGTTTTAATATCTTTTACAGCATTGTAAACATAATTTTGTTCACCATAATATTTTTTGTGTACAATACCTTCATTATAAAAATGAAGTTGCCAATATTCTGGATTAAGTGCAAAATCGTCCCAAACATTTTTTAAAGTGCCTGATTTAAACTTGTAAAATCCACCATTCTTTTTTAATTTTCCGTCCCACCAAGCCTCATAGGTTAATAATTGATTATTTTTTACAGGCATTTTTAATAACTCATCTACATTACCTGTAATAACTTGGTCAATATCCATAACTATTATATCATCACCTGGTGTTTGATAGGCAAAATCAGGACTAAAAAACTTTAATTTGTGCCAATGATATTTTATATTACTATGAGGGTTTAAAGGAAAAACCCAATCAGCTTCTACGTTAGGGTCTTCACTTATACATACACGTTGAAAATTTATGGTAGAGTTTCTTTTTAATGCTCTATAAAATTTACCAACATAGTCTGGCGTATAAAAACCCTTATGATAGACCGTGCATATCTTAAGCATTAATATTTCTCCAAACAATGTCAAATCTTTTATTAATTGTGTGTATTAATTTTGTGTTTCTAGGTATGAATAAATTATCATAAAAGAAGTAGTGCCATTTATCGTCTAACCATTGAACAGGTATATTATGTTCTTTTAATTTTACACTAAATAAAGTCTCATTATCGTAACCAAAGTAATCAACTATTTTTTTAGGAAACATACTATGGTCAAATTTTAATTGTGTCATTGTAATCATATCTTGGTCAAAAGTATTAAAGTATTCTAACTTATATAAGTGTGATTTATCTATGCCAATAATACCTGTGTTGACTACATCAACCTCTGAGCTAAAACCTTTATGTAATAACATTGCTTGAGCGTTATAATATTTTGAGTTAGGACTTCTAATTGTTTGAGAAGTTTCAGATATATTTTCTATCTTAGCGACCTTATTATTGTTATTTGCAATAGCAATACCTTTTGATAAATCCCATACTACAAAAAAATCTTCAGTTGTATTAGGCACAACATCAAAATCAAGATATAACATTTGGTCATATTTTGATGAAAATTTGTATAGTAAAAATATTTTATAAAAGTTTATGATATTATAAGTTGTTAGAAAAGGATATTTACTTTTCATTTCATCATAATATTCTTTATACTTATTAACCAATACAAAATCAGCACCAATACTATTAGCATATTGTTTTTTACAATCTAATAACTTTTGATAATTTTCTTTTAGTTCTTTTTTAGTATTTAAATTTGTTTTTTGATTATCAACAAATTCATTATCTGGTACTTCAATGTAAATACTATAAATTAATCTTTTCATAATTTACCTATCAATAAAAATCTAGTGCCTCTTTCGTCTCTAATTTTATCTTCAACCATAACCTTTGATTTTTCTGGTAATTGATATTTAAATTCTTCAATAGATGATACACAATTTATATGAGTAGGTATATCATACATATTGTTTGATTGAAAAGCAAAGTAAGCAGGTCTAACTCTGTCCCACCAAGGATTTTTATATTCAGGTGCAGGTCCCCATTGATTCATAGGTTTCATATGTTCGCAAGAGGTATTGATAAACAAGTTTGCTTGTTTAAATTGGTCTCTAAAACTAGAAAAAACATCATCTGATATAAACTCAACATTTTTATATTCATCAAATATTCTATGTTTTGCTATACTAATAACTTTAGGGTCTTTATCTATCAAAGTTATTTTGTCAACATACTTAAATGCTGGTATTAAAATACTACCATACCAACCACCAAATATAACAATATGACTATTCTGGTCAACTAATTGTAAATCTTCAACGTGTTTAATTAAAACTTGCTTTGATTTAAATTGATTAGGACTAACTGAATCAAGAAAGTCTTTATTCTCTCTAACTTCTTTCATCATTTTTTTAAGTGTATTTAATTCAATCATTTGTAAATTACCTTATCATTAATAACTAATATATCTATTGCAGTTTTTTTAAAAGTATCTAACGCTTGTGCTGGTGTTTCAACAATAGGTTCTTGACAATTAAAACTTGTATTCAATAACATAGGTATACCTGTTTCTTTATAAAATGCTTTTATAATATCATAAAATTTTTGATTAAACTTTCTATTGACCGTTTGTATTCTTGCAGTACCATCAACGTGTGTTATACCTGGCACTTTATCTGATTTTACTTTACAGATACGAGACATAAAAGGACTTGTCAATCTTGTATCAAAATATTCTTGATAATGTTCTTCTAATACTGCTGGTGCAAAAGGTCTAAAATCTTCTCTCATTTTAATTGTTTTATTAATTACATCTTTAATATCTTTTCTTCTAGGGTCTGCTAATATACTCCTATTACCTAAAGCACGATTACCACTTTCTGATTTATCTTGAAACCAGCCGACAATTTTACCATTAGCAATTTCTTTTGCAATCTTTTCGTAGTCAGCATATATAAAACCTGGAAAATCATATTCTTGACCACCAAAAGTTTTTGATTTATGTATGTCATTATTAATATTAGCATTAGCGTGTTGATAAACACCTATTGCTTGGCCTTCATCACCAACAGCAGGTGGTATATAAACATTTTCATATTGATTTAAAAACTCTTCATTCATATATCCGTTATATGCAACACCACCAGCAATACAAAGATTTTCGCAAGTCTTTAATGGGTAGATATGTTCTCTAATTTTATCTATTGTAAATTGTTGTAATGTATATGCTAGATTTTCTCTACCATATTTTGCAATATTAATGAGTTTGTGTATGTCGTAATTTTTCTCTCGGATATCGCCGGAGATTATCGTTTCAAACACATCATAGTAGTATTGATTAAAAGCACCATACCCGACTAACCCCATTAGTTTACTTGCGCCTAACGACCCGAATCCTGTGAGTTTAGACATCTGATTCCATAACCACCCTAAAGGCAACTCTTTTGACAAGTCTTTTATATTTTCATCCTTGTCAACAAAGATACATCTAAATTTAGCACCTATTCCGTCAATGGCAAGTATATCTGATTTTTCAAAACCAGAATTAAAAAAGGCATATACAGCGTGAGATTGGTGGTGGTCACAATAATATATGTCATCTTTAAAAACAAAGTCAAATAGTTTTTTAGGTTTAAAGTCAAGAAATTCTTTGTCTAATATTTCTTTTATCATTCTAATACCACCAATAGTATATGAAAATGCTAATATGCCATCTGTCTTTTTAAAATACTCATTTACAAATTCATTATTTAAATCATAATTATTTGTATCTAATTTTCCGTCTTTACGTTTTAGATTATGTTTAAATCTAGTATATCTTTCCATTTGTTTATGCAGTTTACCATCATAAACATTATGGTCGTGTAAATTCAAAGCGACAGCGTTTATATTATGCATTTAGCACCTTTGCATATTTTCTAAAAGGAAAATGTCCTTTTGGTGGTACCCATTCAGTACAAGTTTTACAATAGTTCTCATATTTAAATAATTGCCAGTTCATCATCTTATCAATATTCTCTTGCGTTAAATCAAAAGTTTTAGATAGTTCTTTATTATTAGCAAACTTTTTACTACAATGAACGATATGTCTTTTTTCAAAGTCTATTACAGGCACCTGTGGGAAAGCAGCACACATTTTCCTATCTATCTCTTCGGCCTGTATAACATCTGTAAACTCTGGTGA